GTCCAACGTAAATAATCATAACGTTTACGTCCACCAAATACCAAACAGTTATCAGTAGTACCAGTATCGGGGTATGTCCCTTGATACTGAAAAACACCTGCGTCACTAACCCACCCGTATTTAACCTTGAACTCATAACTTTCATTATTAGCTGTAAACAAATCACTACTATACGCTTCAGCCCCATAGTTAGGAGTAGTATAGTTTTTTAATAGGTTCTGTAAATCAAAGTAATAATACCCTAATGAGTTAGGTGGTGACTGAAATGTTCCTATTTTATTTGTTAGTGTGTTATCCCACACTTCTATACCTGCCTTTAGACCTGTCTCGTTCTGGTCGTAAAAACTAAATACGTTCTTACCAAATGATAAGTTAATCACACTTGGCGTATCACTATAAATTATATCTGGTTGCTCGGCCATTATTTCTCTAATATTTCTATAATTTTATCTTCTATATCTGAAGGGTAAAAGTTTTTAGGTTTTATACCAAACTCAGCTATCTTTTTTCTAACAGGGTAGGGTAAACCTGACTCTTCAGAAATTACCTTACTTTTAAATTGATACCTATACCCCTCACTAACACCAAACGAAGATGCTACCTCAGGGGGTAAACCCATAGCACCACCTTTCTTAGTTCCGTTTACACCGAACGACTGAAAATATCCATAAGCCAACATACTGATACTTAATTCATAACCACTAAGTATAACCTTGATACTACGCCTTAGATTACCTGACTGTTCTTTTAAAGTACCGTCATTAAACGCACTATTGAGTTCTAGTTGTATTTCACTCACCAACTTACTAAACTGAGCTGGCACGTCTTTTTCTACATACTCTACTTGACCTAAGATAAAGTCCGCTAATTCGTCTATATTGTCTGTTACTGGCATTAGCTTACATACGTTACTGTTATAGTATCACGTTGGTTATTTGATACCTCAAATGAACCTTCCCTTAATACGTATTGTCCGTTTATTTCATTAAACCAAGAACCTACTTCTTCACTAGCTGCGGGGTTACCTAATATACCTATATTCATACCGTTATATAGACTACCACAACCATTAAACGGCTCTCTAGCTTCACCTAATATAAAGAACGCACTATCATCATCAGCACTAACTATATAATACTCACCTCCAGTATGTTTATAAGTAACAATATAAGGTGTTGTAGTACATATATACTCATTAGGTCCTATAGCTAATCTAAACTGAGGTTCGTGTAGTTCCCACAAACCATTAAATACCCTATCATCAAAACTAGGGTCGTCAGTAAAACCTTGTATAGTAAAACTTTTAGGTATACGTAAATAAGGGGTATCACAGTCATTTATATTAGAAGGGTATTGTATACTGATGGCTGCGGTTGCCCCTACTACGTTATCACTAAAACGTTCCTTGAAGGGTGTGATACTAAAGGGGGTTACGAACTCTACTAAAGGGTTATCTAAGTTCATATTGATATGACTTATAATCTGTTCCAAATAGTTAATACAGTTACTCTGTTGTGTTAGTTCTTCGTCCAACGTTTCATAAGTCTGAGTCATAACAATAAGGTTAGCACTAAAGGTAGATGTTAACCCGTCATTTGTGATATTAATAGGGTTTAAAAAAGCATAGGGGTAGTTTACGGGTTCTTCATCATCGGGGGTGTTAATATCACTTATATTACCGTAACTAAACTCATTAATGAAGTAGTTATCCAAACACGTTGTTTTAATTAAGTCTACTATTTCTCTGTATTTCATTTATTCGTTTTTTTTCTTCTTCCACTTTATCTTTTTTATAAGCTAAAAAGTTTAAAGCTTCTATTATAGGTTGTTTAACCACCTTTTTAATGTTAAGGAAGTTTTCATCAGCCAGAACCATAAGGAACTGATACCAACTATATGCGGGGTCAATCTTTTCCTGTAGTTCATCATCATTTTTACTAAACTCATCATCTAAACCAAATAACTTTCTATAACTATTAAATATGTTTAAACGCCAGTTTAAATAATACCTGATACCACCATAGTAATCATACAATAACATATCGTCCGTTGGTTTAATATCATATAACCTTTCTATAATTTCATATATGTTGTTCTGTATACCCCTATTGATGTATAACTCCATATCCACGAATAATCCAACATCAATATTTTTAATATCAAACGTCCCCTTATTTATCGGGGCTGTATCAGGGTATATAATATCCACTATTAACATTATACCTAATTCCAACGTATCTTTAGGTATACCCGTTAATAAGTCATAAGGGGCACCCGTAACAATACTTAATATCCTACACCAGTTTTCCTCTATCTGTATGTCCCAATTACCTAATTCCTTGAACTGTTTTATGGTTAGATACTCTGGTACCTTATAGGCTACCTCATCAATATATAATTCATACGTCATACTATATAAGTGTATTTACCTAATTTATGTTTAGTTTTTTTACAATAGTTTGCTAAAGCTAAACTTATAACACAATCGTCGTGTAGTCCTGTAGGGTGTCCGTATTTAACTCCCCTTGTTTTAGGGTTATATTCATACGTAAAGGTCTCTAACTCTTGATATAAGGGGTTAAAAAGTTTTTTAGAAGGTATTTGTAGGTTACCCTCATTAAAGTCCAATATAAGTCCTTCTATGACTTCCTGTTTAGATTTAGATGTTGTGGTAAAGGGGTGTATGTTCTTATACTCATTTTTTAACTGTTCGTAGATAACATCACCTATACTATTAACCTCCACCATACCTATGGCGTTATTTTGTCTTAATATTTCTACAATATCATTAATAATAATCCTCCATTCTTTATTGTTGGTACGGTGTATGTCTACTACCCTCCCCTCACTATCTACACACGTTATAACTGTATAATCTTCGTGTCTACCTAAGTCTATACCTGCGTATATTTGTCCTTTACTTATGGGGTATCTATCAAACGTGTATAAGTCCAAATTACTAAACACTTCTCCACCACCCTCTAAGAACTCAGCCAGATATTCCTGTTTATAGACGTTTTCAGGTAGCGTCTTCTTCGCATCTACTAACTCCTTAGGGTTTATGTATGGTGTATCATAAGAACTCCCTCTATAACTCTTATAATCGGTATAATCATTACTGAGTCCTAAGTTGTATAATTCATAAAACCAGTTCTTACCCTTAGGGGTGCTTAGAAATAATGCTTTCTTACCTTTTACTGCCAACGTTGGTCTGACTGCTTCGTTCCATACTTCCCCCTTCATAAAGGCTGCCTCATCTAATATCGCATAATCAAACGTATAACCCCTTATGTTATCAAACCTTTCACCTGACCTAAAGTATATTTCACTACCGTTTTTTAACTCCATATATGACTCACTAAAGTTACACGTTTTAATGAACCCTGAAGGACTTATGGCACGTTCTAATTCCTTTTGAACCTTATTAGTTTGTGAGTAGACTGGTGATACCCATAGGACTTTACAGGGGGCTTTATTTATAGTCCAATACAATAATAGGTTCATACCCATTAATGATTTACCGAACTGACGACCAACACTAATTATATGGTGTTTTTCTTCACCCCCTAATATACTATCTATAATCTTCTTCTGATTAGTATGAGGGGTAAACCCTTTTACTTTAATCACCGAACTCAAAACGAATATCTTTAAATAAGTCCTTCCCGTCAGCCCCTGTTAGTTCTTGACGGGCTAGTTTAGGTATGAAATACTCAGATAACTTTAACATCATATCCAACGCTTTATTAGGGTCGTCCTCTGCTACTTTCTCCAACCATACCTTCATATTGTCTAAGTTATCATCTACTAATTTCTGGTATGCTTCACGTATTTCCGCAGTAGTTTTATTAGGTGTCCCCTTACCCCTTCCTTTAGGGTTACGGACTTCACCTTTCTTTATACTTCCTCTATTTCTAGTTCTTTTATCAGCCATTACTATAATAAATATAATTTTTATTGTAAAATGAAATTAGCATGTTTACAATATTCTTCGTTTAATTCACTACCTATATATTGTCTATTCATTTCCTTCGCACATAATAGTGTTGTACCAGAACCAGCAAATGGGTCGTATACAATATCCCCTTCGTTTGTCCAACTCTGTATATGTCTTTGTGCTATTTCCATAGGCATAATAGCAGGGTGGTTATCTATTCTTCTTCTATCTGTTTTTTTAAAGTGATTAGAAATATACCATACGTTATCATCAATACCATATTCTTTTACTTTTACCTTTCTATTAACTTCAACCAATTCTCCATTATGGTTTCTCTCCCTTCTTTTATTTCTTACATCACCACCTGTCTTATTCTTCTTGAGTATGGGGTTGAATGTATTGGGTTTCCCCTTTGAAAATATAAACATATTCTCCCACACATTTCTGTATCTATATGGGCTAGGAAATGGTGTACCTGTTTTATACCATATAAGATGGTCGTGTAATAATAAACCACATTCTTCCATAAAGTATAATGCTTGCCTCATACTATTACCTGTTCTAGTTCCTTTAATAGTTTGGTCTGCTACGTTCCACATTATTACTCCCCCTTCTTTTAATACTCTGCTCATTTCTTTTGCTATTTCTTCAAATTCAAATGAATAACCTGTATCATTTAATCTCTGATGATAATTCTTCCCCATACCGTATTTTCTCATATTGTCGTAGGGTGGTGAGGTTAAAATAAGGTCAATACTATTGTCCTTCATTTTACTCATAGTACCTAAACAATTTTCATTATAAATCATCAGAAAAACTTTCTTTTTAATTCTAATATTATGTTCCAATCACATATACCACACTTCCCCCTACTTTTATTTGTATTATAAATTGAGTTATATGCTTTATAAACGTTTGTTATAAATTCATTGCTCTTTTTTCCTGAATTCATAAATTCTATTCTATTTTCTTTTACCCAGTTAATCCATATTTCTTTTTCTGTTAGTTGTGGGGTCTGAGTTGGTTGTGGTGTTGGTGTTAATACTTCTGGTGTAGGTTCTATCTTTTTAGTTCTACCCCTTTTTCTTAATTTAATGTTTTTATTGTCGTGGTAATTTACTTCACCACTCCCTTCTTCGTTTAATAAGATATTTTCCATAAAATCTTCTGTTTTTAAAATCATTTAATTTATTATATTGTCCGAATAACTTTAATATTTCTAACACGTCATCATCATAAAATTCATCAACGTAATCTTTATATAAGGTTCTAAATCGGTTGTTAATATCTTCTTCCTTTTCCATAACCTTTTAATAGTTCTGTTGTATAAATCTTAAGTGGTAATTGATTATATGTTATTTTTGTATCTAAGTTATTCATACGACTTATTATTATTTTTGTTGCTTCATCAA